TCATTTGATCTTCTGCTCGAGGTGCTGGATCGTGACGGTGAGCGCGGACAGCGCGGTGGCGAGCGCCTTGTCGCTCTCGGTCCGCTCCCGCTCGATCAGTCCGCGCTGCTCCGCCCCGACGCGTTCGCGCCAGATCAGGTAGCCGATCATCAGGCCGAGCGGGCCGAACTGGCCGAAGGCGGTTATGAGGTCTGGTGTCATGCTCGCTTGACTCCGTCGTTGCCGCTGCAGCGCAGCACGGCTAGGTCTCGGTCCACGACAGGGAAAGGCCAAACGGGATGCCGAAAATGCTGCAAACGATTCAAGCTGGGCGCGGAATCGCGGCTGTTGGCGTCGTGCTCTTCCACCTGTCGGTCTCGATGGGCGACGCGCGCTATGGCGGCAACGCAGTTTTCGGTGACTGGACGTGGCGCGGCACCTTGGGCGTCGACTTCTTTTTCGTGCTCTCCGGCTTCATCATGATGCACATTCACGCGGATGATGTCGGCACCCCGGCTCGGTGGCAAAGCTATGCGCGTAGCCGGTTCACGCGCCTGTTCCCCGTCTACTGGCTCTACACCGCTGCGTTTTGCACGCTGGTCGCGCTGGGATTTGGCACGGTCACCAAGCTGCCTGAGAGCACCGCGGATTGGTTGTCCGCGATATTCCTGGTTCGCCTGACCGATCTGACCGCGCCGCTCGCCGTCGCCTGGACGCTGTTTCACGAGGTCGCCTTCTACGGGCTGTTTTCGGTCTTGATCCTCAACAGGCGCGTCGGCATCGGTCTGTTCGTGATCTGGACAGCGCTGATTGCGCTTGTCTTCCAATACCCACCGACCGACAATCCGACGCCCTTCCAGACTTATTTCGCGGCCTATAACCTCGACTTCCTGATCGGGATGGCCGCCTGCTACATGCTGCGAAACACGTCGACCGCGATCTGCGCTGCAGCCTTCTGGATCGGCACGGTCCTGCTTGTCGGCACGCTTGCGCTTGAATTTTCCGGCACGCGCCCGATCTGGACTGCCCTTGCCTATGGTATCGCATTCGGTGGAATCATTGCCGGCATGAGCAAATGGGAGACATTGCGCGGCGGCGTCAGGCTGCCGATTTTGAAAGAGCTTGGAAACGCCTCCTACACGCTCTACCTTATCCACGTGCCCGTCATCGGCGTGCTTCTGAAAGTCGCGGTGAAGCTTGGTCTCGTCTCCAACCTGCCCGGTCCGATCGTATATCTCGCTGTCCTGGCGGGAGTTCTGATCACCGGCTACGCCGCACACCGGACGGTCGAGATGCCGCTCCAGCGTGTAATGAAGGATCGGCGGAATGCGCCGCCAAGTCAGCCCGCGACCGTGTGAATCGTCTGCGATGGAGTCACGCACAACCCAGGCGCATCGGTGAGGATGTCCAGTTCCTCGTAAAGCATGTTGTCGGTGCAGGCGACGTTGCAAGCAAGTATCTGCGCGTCTCGCGTTACCCCCGCCGTCGCAGTCAGTCCCCAGCCGAAGGGACCACCCTTGAGAACCTGGACCATCAGGCCGGTACCCCACGCCCCGCTCAACTTGGTCACTTCGACGCCGTCACCATTATAGACAACGGCAGTGAAGCCCGAGCGCGTCCACGTCGTGCCGCCATCACTGGACACCTGAATGCAGGGCGTCACCACGCCGGTTCCGTCGCCAGAGCGCAGCCGGCCCATGTTCGGTAGCGTGACCTTGAAGCGGAACGCGTTGCGCGTGCCATCCGTGAACGCGAAGCTGCCGGCCTTCACGGTCGGATTGGTGAACCGCGCCAGCCCCATACCTGCCGCGCAGGCGAGCGCCATATGCTTGCCGAAACGAACACCGCCCATTTCGACGCCGAGATCCGGGTGGTATTCATCGCGAAGATAGATATCGATCGGATGCGCCGACACCGGCAGGCCGTAGCGGGCGGCCCAATACTGCCCGCTGTCCCGCGTCGCACCGAGGGCGCCGGCCTGATTGATGGCCTCGTTATAACCCTGCTCATAAAGGTCATAGTCATTGCTGCCGCCAAGGTTCGGACCGACGCCTATATCATTGTGGCGGGTCATCGGCATGTAGAAGATTGGCGTGCCGTCCGCGAACGGCTCCAGCACCCAACGTTGCGGGTACCCCGTGTCGGAGGATGTGTAGAGATATGGCCCCCGGCCTAGGAAGTAGCCCTCCATGGCCTTTTCGCCATAGAGGCCTCCCAGCCCCCTGAGATCGGTCCACCAGGCGTCGAGATATCCGCTGAAATCCACTGCGCCGGCATAGGCGACAAGTTCGGTGTGCTTCGTCCACATGTTCGGGATCACGCCCGTCACCACTCCATTGTTCATTAGGTCGGTCGGTCCAGTGCCGCCGACGCCATAGACGACAATCTCGAACGGGGCATCGAGCCACCGGTTGAGTTCCGCCGCCATCGACTTGTATTGGTCATGACCGATGTTCTGGCCCAGCGGCCACGTCACCGGGTGCTGTGGTGCGCCCAGCGCGAAATTGCCGCCTGTCGTATAGATCAGGTTCGCCGGCAGGCCATAATATTGCTTCTTGAAGTAGGCTGCGGCTGGTGTGCCGCTCGAGGTTTCGCTGACACCGATGCCGTTCGCGACCTGAGACTGACCGTGGACAAAGAATTTGTAGCCGACCCCGAACCGCGACGCCTCTGTGAAGACCGCCGTCGAGCCCCGCACGCGAATCTGCCGCATCAGCCATTCATGGTGCTTGGGAACGGCAATCGTTTTCGACCATGTCGTGTCGCCAACGCTGACCGCCGCAACCGGCCGCCAGTCGACGACGACGTCGCCGGTCTCGTCGAGAATCCGCATGTCGATAAAGCTGTCGGCGGTGACAGTGCACGTGCCCGACATCTCGATGCCCAGCGCCACTTGTCCTGGGCGAAGGCCATAGACGTAGCGCGCGCGTGGCGCCGATGCGACTGTGGCAGTGTTGGCCGTGCCTACACGCAGGATGCTGCCGCCCGCGAAGATACGCCCATATGATGTCGCCGCAACCGAAGTGTCGCCCGTGCAGAGTGGGTCTTTCGCCCAGGTCGCTGGGTCGAGCGTCAGCGCGCGCTTGTACTTGATGTTCGCCGCGGTGATGACCGTTGTCGGGTGCGCGCCGTTCATGATCGCCTGGACGTCGGCATCGGAAACGAGTTCGTCTGCGTACAGGATCAGGCCGTGCTGGCAGGGTGAATAGCCGAGGCTGGCCGGCGCGTTGAGCTGGACCAGATTCGTGACGTCGGTCGTGATGATCGCGCCGATGCCGAACATGGTCGGCACGCTGCCAGACGTCGCGTGGCGGTTCAGATTGATATTCGCATTCGTCGACGAAAGCTCGGCGGCGAACAAGGCGTTATCGGTGCCGGTGCCCACCAGTACGGCGCCAGTCTCAACGTTCCAGACGTCGATGCGGAACACGTTGCTGTTACGGTGGATGACGACCGCGACCTTTTTCCATGTCAACGGCACCTGCCGGCTGTAGCAGGTCATCGTATAGTTGGTCGAAACCGGCGTGCAACCTATGAAGAACTGGAACCGGCGCTGGAACCGGCTGTTCGTGGCGCTCGCCTTGGAGAAGTCGCCACCGTAGAGCGTTAGACCCCAGCCAAGGCCAGACGAGACCCGATCGCCCGCGAGATAGTATTGCGGGTCGAGGTTGATCAGATCCCACGGGATTTCGAGCGCCATCATGAACGCGCAATCCGCGGCGAAGCGGATGAACGGCGTGGACGGAGCGCCGAAGCTTTGCGTAAGAAAGCCGCGATTCTGGACGTCGGCAATCCCGGTTTCTGGCGTGACGTTGGACCGCGGGAACTGGCTCATGTTGTTGTCGGGGAAGCGGATCGAGCCGCCCATCGGAGCGATGGCGGAGACTGCTGCTGCTGCCGAGGCTGCTGCGTTGGTTTCGGATACCGTGGCGGCAGCAGCGGCAGCATTCGCCAAGGAGGAGGCTGCCGCGAAGAAGCCGAGCGGACCGTCCCATGAGCCGGTCGTGGTTGCGCCATTCTTCTGATACAGGTCGTTGTTCCCTGCCGTCGCGTCGCCGATCACCAGCGCATAGAGATTGTCGGCCGGGACCAGATCGGCATTGAGCAGTGCGCGGGATGCGTAGATGCGCATTCCGATCAGGTCGCTCACCGTACCCGTCGCGATCAGCGCCGCCGCGTCATCGACTAGATCTGCTGCAACCGATGCAGCTTCGGCCGACGCTGCGGCGGCGATTTCCGAGACCAAAGCCGCTGCCGCCGACGCCTGCGCCTCATCGCGCGCGTTTTGCGCGTCCGGCGTGATATCACCCACCATATTGATCTTGCGGATATAATCGATCTGCTCGCCGGTGCTGCCGAGGATCTCCAGATCCCAGCTGCCGTCGGTTACCCAGAAATCGACGCGCCCCTTCGGGTTCACGCTTGCGGTGACGGTCTCGACGCCGTCATTGCCGGTGTAGGGCGTGCCGTTCTCGTCGGCATAGATCGCGATCTGGTCGCCGCTGACGGGATCGAGCACACGCATCCGGATCGATGTCACCACCTTGCCGGTCGCGAGATCCTCGAAATTATTGATGTAGTGAAACAAGATCGGCCTCCTATCAATAGAGACGGCTGAACGTCGCGATGATGTCGTCCGACGCGGTGTTGCCCAGGCTGTCGGTAACGGTGCAGCGAAACGTGGCCGTCGTTGCGTCGGACAGCATCGGCTGGGAAAAGCGCGTGCTGGCGAAGGTCGGGCTGGTGATCACCGGTTCGGTGTCGTCCCAAGACAGGATCGTCCACACATAAGTATAAGGTGCGGTGCCGCCGGTCGGCGTGGCCGTCACCGTGCCGGTCGTCAGCACGAAGCCGGCGCCGAATGCAAAGGCGTAGGCGGGACTGATCGCCAGCGACGGCGGCGGGGCCGAGGTCCACACCGTCCGCAGCGTGCCGCCCGCCATCAGCCTGGCGGTGCGGACGGCGCGCTCAATTCCCCCGACGCGAACGGTGATCGCGGCGACGGCGCGGGGCGCGCCGCCGGCGCGCACGATGATGCCCATTCAATATTCCAGCAGGATATCGCCGTTCGCCATCGCCGGCGTGGCGGCACCCGATGGCTGGACGAAGATGCGCCCCGCGGTCAGGCCGGGATCGTTGAAATGGAGATAGCCGCCGCGGCCGTTGAAGATCGGGTTGCCGTTGAAGACGCCGCCGGTCCGGGTGACGAAATCGCCCGTCGCGGGGATGTCGTCGCGCAGCGTCCGCACCCCCGCCATCACCGCCCGGATCGCACCGTTGACGTTGCCCGCGGGGCAGCCCTCGGCGATGTTGATACCGTCGACGGTGGTATTGCCGGCCGGGGTTTCCGACCAGTCTGTGACGTTGACTGTCATTTGTTCGTCTCCAATGGCGGCTCTGGCCTGCCGCGCCTGCCTCTGGATCGACCGTCATGCGATCGGTCCAGGAGTTACTTCCGCTTTGTGCCGCGTTGCTGCCGGCTCCGGCCGAACGCATCGCCGAGCAGCAATCCCGCCGCACTACCAACGACGGGGACACCACTCAGGGCAGCGCCAAGCAAACTTCCCGCTATCGGATAGAAGCGATCCGGCCGGCGAACCGGTCCGTTCGCCGCTGCCGATTTGGCAGCAAGTGTGCTGGCACCTCCACCGAGGATGGGAATCGCCCGATCTACCGCCTCGCGAAGCTGACGAGCGGTCGGCGGCGCGGGCAGCTTGTCCACAGTGTAGCGCTTGATCAACTCCGGCAGACGCGCGGCCTTGGACGTGTCGACGAACCGTTCCAGCCGTTCGGCTACGGGCTTCGCGAAATGGCGCTTGGCAATCACCTTCACTGGTTTCAGCGCGCGATCCACGACGGGTGCGACGCCCAAGCCAGTGAGCGCACCGACAAAGCTGTCCGCGGCGCCTTCGCCGTGATTGAAGCCCTGCAAAGCTGCGTCGAACGCAGTTTCGAGCGGCTTGGCAGCGCGAGCTATGGAGCGACCAACGCGCGGAAGCGCGCTCAACCCCCTTACGGCCAACTGGCTACCTCGCACAGCCCGGCCGATGGGCACGAACGAGCCAGCTGTCTTGAGTCCGAACCCCAGCCACGGATGCTGTTTCATGGTCGCTTCTTCCACGGCACGAACGCGATCCCGCTCCAGCCTATAGGCAGCACCCATATCCCGCTCGACACTATCATCGACCAGAGCCCTGACCGGATTGATCCCCGCCGACAGAGCGCCTCTCAGCTCGTCATGCCCGTCTCCCAGCATGCCCGACACGAACGCATATCTCAGGTCGCTTTCCGGCATGATCGGCCTGCCGCCCTCCGACGGATAATATTCGCCCGCAGGCGCGCCCGCCGGGGCCTGGACGCGTCGCGTCGCGCCCAGCTTGGGAACACGGTCGGGCCGAGTAATGAGCGACATTGGGTAGGAGAGCATCCCGCCAGTCGACGCAGTGTCCATCAAGCCGCCTATGTCATCGTCGGTGAACCCGTCGCGGACCCTGTGATATGCGGATTGAACACCTGCCCACGGCGAGGCGTGCGCGGGAGGCGCCGAAACGGCGACGCTCCCCGACGCTATTGGCTCCGTGCCGAAACGCCGACGATAGGCCGCCCGATAATCGGCGCTACCGCCCGATCGCGGATCATCCGGTTCAAAACCGAACTGCCGAGCGAAATGGGCTTGCGCCGCCCATCGGTCATATGCGGCTCGATCCGGGAAGGTCTGACGTCGTCCATTACTCCGCACGACGTCGACACCACCGTCAGATCTTGCAACGGGCATTCCCGGCGGTGCTACTGCTCGCCCCTCCTCATCACTGTCGTAGCCATAGTCGTGCCGCCGTCCTGCCATTATTACCTCCTTGAAGATGCCGTCTCCACGTGGCCCGACATCGGGACGCGGATTTGTCCGGCGTATGAAACACTCATGCTCAATTTGGGCCGGACCAGGCCGACCCAGATCAGAATCTTCTCCAATCAGCTGCCGATGTCGCTGCCTGCACCTGGCATATGACGATCGAGCTCCCATTGTTTGCGCCACGCCCACTCCTCCCGGTCGAGCGCGCGCCGCCGCGCGTCCGCCTCGTGCGCGGCGGCAGCGTCAACGGTTTGCTGCCGCCGATCGAGAAGATAGCTGCCCAGCGGATTGCCCTGCGCCGTCAACAGCATCGCGCCGATCTCGCGCAGCCGCCCATCCTCGCCGAACCAGCCTCGCCCCTGCTGCGGGGCCTGAACCTGGATCGAAGGCTGGGTTGGCGGCGCAACGCCGGCGGGAATGCCCGCCCCGGGAACAATGCCCGGCCCCGCATTGGCGAAGCCGAAGGCGTCATTGCCCGCGCTCGTTCGCGGCCGCGCGCGGTTGGAAATGAAATTGCTGAAAAGCATGTCACAATCTCCCGTAGATGATTGTCTTGAAGCCGCCGACGTCCGGTCCCAGCGCCCAGGGTCGCAGCGTTTCGACCTCGTCGGCCATCACGCCGATATGGTCGCCGCCGCCGGTGATGTAGCGCCACACGTAAAGCCCCAGGCCGTCGGCGAACGCGCCCACCTTGCGGATCGCGGTCTTCACCCTGCGGTCGGACGCGGCCGCCGCGGCGGCCGCGGCAAGCTGCACCTGATAGTCGGCCAGGCTCTTCTTCGTGGTCGTCGTCGCATAATTGCCGAGCAGCCCGCCGATCCCGCTCGCATAGGCATTACTCGCGGCGAACGGCAGTTCGGCGCCAGCGCCGGCCAGCGCCAGCAGCGGGGTGATGCCGGCATATTCGGCACCGACCAGGTCGGGCGCGAGACCGGCCGCCGCCGCCATCGCGTCGCGCTCGTCCTTGTAATTCTGGTAGCGCAGGCCGAGTTCGCTATCGGCGAGTCCCCGCCCCAGCGCGTCGGCATATCTGGTACCGCCATAGCCGCCCAGCGCACCGAAGCGCGCGCCGACGCTGTCGGTCGTGTCGTCGCGCGCGCGGGCGACCATCGCCTCGAGCCGGGGATCGTCGCCGAGATATTTGCCGGCAAGGACGTCGCCATTATAGCGTTTGGCCGAGGCCAGCAGCGGATCGCTGCCGAACGCCTTCTGCGCCACGGCCGGAATGCCGCCCTGGATGGTCGAGGCGATGTCCTGCACCGATCCCGCATTCTGTCCATAGGCATTTTGCAGCACGTTCGCCGCCTGGGTGATATAGGGTTGCGAGAACTTGCTCGGTCCGGTCGTCGACTTGCTCGATTTCTTGCCCATCAGGTGAGTTTCCTTTCATAGACGGTTGAACCATCGTCGATGCCCAGCACATCCCAGCCCAGCAGCCGCGCCCAGCCGGCGCGGCCGTAGGCGCGGATCGCGGTCATGCCCTCATCGGCCGCCCAGGCGGCGATCGTCGCATCGAGCGGCTTCAGCCAGCGCCGCACGTCCCTGCCACCGACCAGTTCGACCTCCGCCCAGCCGTCGAGCGTGGTTCGGGTCGTCGCGGCGGCGAGCAGGCGGCCGTCATACGCCGTCCAGAGCTGCCGGCCGGCGAGCGCGATGATGCCGTCGGCGAGGTCGGCCGCGGGCTGGAGCAGGGCGGCGATGTCGGGCCAGGCCCGGGCGCTGGTGGGGTTGGGGAGGATGCCGATCTGTAATTGATCGCTTTGCCGCTCCTCTACCGCTTGCGGGAGAGGGACAGGCACGCGCAGCGGGCCAGGGTGAGGGCCTGAGCGGGTCTCGCCCTTCAGGCCCTCACCCTCGCCGCCTTCGGCGTCTTTCCCTCTCCCGCAAGCGGGCGAGGGTTGAGTTTCGCTCACACCACCCACCATGCACCCGGCCCGGCCACCAGAGCCACCGTCTCCCATTGCGCCGCCAGCACCCGCGTCGCGGCGCCGTCGATCGTCTCGGTGCCGTCGCCGTCGATGGTCACCGCATTGGCGCCGGCATCCAGCTTGCGCACGATCAGCACGCGGCCGGCATGCGCGGCGAGCGGCGGCAGCGGCACCGTCACCGCGCCGGCCGACGCATCGACGCCGATGACCAGATCCGCATCGCCGATCGCCGGCGCGCTCGTCACCGCCCGCGCCGTCACGCGGCAGGCCTGCAGATCCACCGGCGGTGCGATGAACGCCTGCACCGTCGCGACATCCGCCGCGACCGCATCGATCGCCAGCTCGGCGGCATCGATCGCCGCTTCCGCCGCATCGATCTCGGCCTCGGCCTCGGCCAGCCGCGTCTCGACGCCGGCCAGCGCGCCGATCAGCCGGTTGACCGCCTCGCCGGCGCGCCGAATCCACTCGGGCACGCTGCTCGCGCTGATCGGGATCGCGGGGAGTCTCATCGCCGCCCGCCGGCGGCCGCGTCGAATTCGATCCCCTGCGTGAAGCTGCACGCGGGATCGGCGATCACCAGTTCGGCCTGGACGAAGCGGCCATCGGCGCGGATCGGCAGGTCGCCCGAGCGACGGATCTCGGTGCGGGCGATCTTGGCCGGCCCGTCACCGATCCGCACGCGCGCGTCGAGCGTCAGCATCGTCGCGTCGATCGCGTCGCCGATCGGCCGCGCATTCCAGATCCGCGCATGCCGCCCCGGCACCGGCTCGACGAACGGCATGCGAAAGCTCTGCACCAGATTGGCGCCGGTCAGCACGCCCGGCGTGCCGTCACCGGCGACCACGATCAGCAGCGGCGATCCGCCCTGGAACGCGGCATCATCGAGCGATCCGGCCACGCTGTCGATCCCGTCGGGAAACAGCCCGTCGAGCGCGTCGATCGAAACATTGGCTGTGAAGCCGGAGAATAGTCCGCCGATATCCAAGGTCGCGGTCGAGAAGCGATCGAGCACCCAATTATAGATCCACAGCCGCCCCGGATTGCCCGGCATCGCCCAGATCACGAGCGAATTGCGCGGATCGACCGCCGCGCACAGCCGGTCGAGATCGGCGCGCGGATGCATCGCGAAGAAGGTGCGATCGACCTTCTCGTTGCCGATGAAGGTCACGTCCGTCCCCTCGGTGAAGGCGAAGCCGCGCTCCGACAGGAAGAAGATCAGCCGGCCATGCTGCGCCACCGATCCCTTCGCGATGCAGCCGATATTCGATCCGATCTCGTCGAACTGGAACGGCAGTGCCGGATCGCCGGTATAGGACATGCGCTTCACCGAGTGACGCTGCAGGATCACGCCATATTCGCCGCCCGCCAGGCCGGTGATCTCGCCGCCGGCATAGAGCGGCTGACTGCCCGCCTGCCCCGCGGTCCATTCGTCGGGCAGGCCCTGGTCCGACCAGCTCACACTCTGCTGGGCATCGGCATCGCCCGCCAGCACCACGAATTCGCGCACCGTCGCGCACAGCCCGGCATTGGGTGGCGACCCGCCCAGCTCGACCGCCGATTGCGTCGTGAGATCATAAGCCACCGGCGCGCCGCCGGCGACGCAGACGATCGTGTCGGCGAATTGCGTGAACCGCCACGGCTCGCTGGCGGCAAGCGATCCCAGCACCGAAGCCCAGGCGCCCGAATAGAGCCACAGATCGGTCGCCGTGCCCGCGATCAGGCTGGTCGTACCGTCGGACGAAACATAGGCCGCGCCGCCCATGAACCCGGCGAGCGCCGGCGCCAGCGGCGCGAAGCCCTTGACCGGACGATAGCCGGCCGGCGACGGATAGCAATTCTCGGCGAGCACCAGCCCGTCATGGCCGTGCGGCGGCAAGTCGGGCAGCCACGGCCCGAAGATATAGCGCATGATGAATTCCTTCTACATCCTCCCCACGCCTTCGGCGCAGGGAGGATTTGCTAAACTGTCACCGCGGCCCGCAGCCGCAGCGGCGCGGCGCCGTATCGCTGCCGGTTCGCCGCCCCGAACAATTCCGCCAGGATCTCGTCCGCGCCCGCCTTCCACAGCGCGACGCGCTCGTCGGTGCCGATATAGGTCTCCGAATGTGCCAGCGCCGAGAACAAATACAGGTCGGGATGCCGATCGAGCAACCAGTTGGTCTGCAGTTCGGCGCTCAATGCCGGCAGCCGTGCATAATAATCGATCGTCACGTCATAGCGCCCGTCGGGCGGCGGCGCGAAGCGCATCGTCCCCGCCTGCAGTGCATAGAAGCAGGGCCGCGCCGCGGTTCGCCCATAGCGTCGCAACTGCGCCGGCGTCACCTGCTCGAGCAATCCTTCGCGGTCCGGCCCGGCGGCGATCCGCACGGCGCGCAGTTCGAGCAGATCGTCGGGCAGCAGCAGGTCGCCGGTCACCGCAAAGGCCGCCGAATTCTCCATCTCGGGCGTGCGGATCAGCCGGTTGAAGCGTGCCTCGGCCAGCTGGATGAAGGTCGGGATGCGCGCGGTGATCTCGGAACGGTTCAGATAATCCGCCACCGCCGCGACGAGATCGTCGAAATCGGCGATCGGTCCGGGCGTGGCGATCGTCAGGGTGATGCTCATGCGGCTTGCTCCTCGATCACGGCGGCCTTCTCCGCCAGCCGCGTGCCGAAACTCCGCATCGATGCCTGCCAGTCGTCGGCCTGCACGACGGCATGGGCATTGGTCATGATCATCTCGTGGAGGTGGCCGAATTCCCAGGACGCCTGATGGTCGAGATGGACCTTGATGCCGGCCGCGCGCAGCTTCCTGAAGAAATAGACGTCCTCGCCGATCATGCTCATCCCGTCATCCTTCAGTTCGAACACGAACAACGGCATGAACGATGCTTGTCCCCGTGCTTCGGCGTCGGCCTGGAGCCGGTCGAACACGCTCATCCGGATCAGCACCATGCCGAAACCGAGATGCGCAACCTCCTCGACCAGCCCGTCATCGGCCTTGTCGATCGTCGTATAGACCAAAGTGTCGGCGTCGGCCGCGGTCGGCGCGGTCGGCTCGCAGCGCCGCGCATAGTTGACGCCGACGATATCGAGCCCGCGCGACCACAGCCGGCAGAGGATATCGGCCGGAAACACATGGTCGGCATCGAGGAAGACCATATAATCGGCACCCCACAACGACGCCTCCGCGCACAGCCGGTGCCGGCTCTCGCACAGCATCGACGAGGAGACGATGAACGTCTCGAGCTCGACGTCGAGCCGGTCGCCGGTCCCGTCCACCAGGTCCGCCCGCAGCGTGTGTCCGATCATGCCGGTCAGGCACTGCACCCATTTCGCGTGGACCATGCCATGCGCCGGCACGCACAAGGCGATCTTGAGCCGCGCCATCAGACCCGCCCCTCATAGACGCGGAAGGCACGATTGGCGGGATCGTTGATCCAGCGCCGGACATGCGCCTCGTCGTCGAGGCTGCCGTCACGCATCCACTGCCCGATCACCGCCATCGGCACCTCGGCGAGATGCGTCCAGGCGCGGTCGACCGGTGCATCGCGGCGCGCCTTGACGAATTCGACGATCGGCGCGCAATCCTGCCGCGTTTCGAAATGAACCTGGCCGTCGCAGTCGCGATGCCGGACGGTATATTTGCGCGACCCGAGAAAGGCCGAGAAGATATTGCGGGATGACAT